GTCGGCAGAAAGGTTCACGCCGTCGATGTTGCCGGTCAAAATCCGAAGCGTGATAAGGTCGTTCACCGCAAGATAAGCGTTGTGAACAAGCGTCCTCGATTGAGTAAACGGACCAGCCCAAAACGGGTCGTTGTAGCCATGTTTCGCGGCAACCGCGCCGTTTACATAAATGAAACTTTCGCCCTGACCAATGGTAAGTGAACCAGCGGCGGGATAGGCAACACCACTTTGGAAAACCAACATATAGAGGCCAGCCGTTTTCACCGTGTAAGTTGTGCCATCCCACAACCCGCCACCATTGTTGAATAGGGGTGTCGCACTGAATGTCGGCTGGCGAAGCGTCCATTGCGGCAGGGAAAGAGCGTTGGGCGTCCCCGTCCTGAACGCCACCATGCCGGTCGGCGCGTAGGCGGTGACCCAGATCGTGCCGTTCCACTGGTACGTGACACCGTTGGGCGCGACGTAGGTCTGGTTGAGTGTCGGCGCGGCGGGGAAATCGAGGGCGGCCATCAGGCGATCTACTCGATACTGAGCGTCGTACCAGCCGCACCACCGAGCAGGCGCGCACCGTTGTGCCCATTGAGATGAAAGCCCCAGCCCTGACCACCAATACCGATGCCGATGCGAAGTTGGAATGAAGTTGGTGCTACCGATCCAGTCGCGACCTCGGCTTCGATCTGGATCCCGGCGCTCCAAAACTGAGCCTGCACCGTCGAAAATCCTGCGCCGACAGCGTTGGCAATCGCATCGCGAAAAATCGCCGCGCACAGAATAAGGGTGCTGTTCGAATTGCCTCGGACGAAGGCGCGCAGTCGGAGTTTGCTGGCGGCACTCTTGGGCGTGTAGTTCGCGACGAGGATCTGATAACCCTCACCAATCTGGGGGATCGTATCGTCGGCAGGCATAATACCGTTGCCGTCCGAGATACCGATCAACGTGTTAATGACCGCAAAAGCAGAACCCAGCAGACCGGTTGGCGCGCTCGCCGTGGCGGGAGCAGCGGGCACCCACTGGACCGTGTTGCCATCGTTGTAGCGAATGTAAAGTTGGCCGCCGCCGGGTGTCCCGTCGCTGTTCCACCACAGCTGGCTATCGACTGGTGAGCCCGGAGGCACAGTCCCGGTGGTCGGCAAAGGACCGGGGGTGCCCTGCACACCTTGGACACCCTGCGGACCTTGGATGCCTTGGGCGCCCGTGTCGCCCTTGACGCCTTGGATACCCTGAACACCGGGGTCGCCCTTGTCGCCCTTGACGCCTTGGATACCCTGCGCGCCTGCCGCACCAGCCGGTCCCTGCGGACCGGGAACCGTGCTGTCAGCGCCAGTCGCGCCGGTCGGGCCAATCGGCCCCTGCGGTCCCTGCGGACCCGGCACCGTGCTCGCCGCACCAGCCGGACCTTGAACACCCTGCGCGCCAGTGTCGCCCTTGTCTCCCTTCGGACCCGGCACCGTCGAGGCCGCGCCGGTCGCGCCGGTCAGACCAATCGGACCCTGCACACCTTGCGGACCTTGGGGACCGGGGACCGTGCTGTCAGCACCCGTCGGACCAACCGGACCTTGGATACCCTGCGGACCTTGGGGACCGGGGACCGTGCTGTCAGCACCGGTCGGACCGATTGGACCGACTGGCCCGACCGGACCCTGCACACCCTGCGGCCCCATCGGGCCAACGTCACCCTGCGGACCGGGCACACCCTGCGCCCCCTGCAGGCCGGTATTACCCTGCGGCCCCTGCGCGCCGTCGGCTCCGTCGGCGCCGTCAGCGCCGGGGTCGCCCTGATCGCCCTTCGGGCCGATGGGTCCGTTGCCCCGGTGAGTGAGCACCCACTGAACGGTGTTGCCGTCGTCGTAGAGGATGAACTCGTTGCCGTTGATCGTGTTCCACCACAGGTCACCCGGCAGCGGCGCGGGCGACGTCGGCGGCACCTGAGACACGGTGAGCGTCGGCGTGCGCGTCACGTCGTGCGGTCCCGCCGAAGGCACGATGGGCGGCACGGGCGGCACGACGGTCGCGTCGACCACGGCGCTGCTGGTCGGCTGGGTCTGCACCCACTGGCCGATCAGCGACGGAGAGATATACCAGACATACTCGCGCCCCGTGGTCGTGTTGAACCACAGGTCGCCATCGCCCGGATTAGGCGGTGGCGTCGGCGAGTTGAAGACGGGACCGGCCACGGGACCTCCAGCATGACCTACATGCGAAGCGGGGCAGATTACCGTCGCCGGTAACTGCCCCGCCGTTCGTCGCGGTCAGCCCGTCCTACGGGATCACGGCCTCGGTCACGACCGCTTGCGCGAGCGCCACGCCGTCGATGACCTTGTAGCCGTACACCTGCAGCCCGCGCAGCAGCGTGCCGAAGGTGAACTCGGACCGCAGCGTCTCGACCTTGGAGACCTGCGAGGCGAACGTCAGGCCGTGCGCGTGACCGGCGTAGATCACCCACTCGCCCGCCGCCAGCGCCGGGGGACCGGTCACCGGACCCTTGGGCAGCAGGTTCGAGACGTAGAGGGTGAAGCGGTCGATCATGCCCAGACGCCCATTGCGGAGGATCGAGGTCTGGTCGCCCGACAGGTAAGCCTGCCTGAGTTCGCTCTCCTTGATCATCGTCGCGGCCCACGTCGGCATGACGATCCAGCGGCCCTGCTCGGGGATGTTCTGCTCATCGAGCGCTTGGCCGAGGCGGAGGATCGCCTGCAGGATGGTGACCTGCCCAGCAACCGGCGGGTTGGCGATGTTGGCGACCACCGGGAGAGGCGTGCCGGTGACACCAAGGTTGATGTTCGCCGTGATCTTGCCCGCCGTGAGACCACGGTTAGCGGCGTCGCACTGACCGAGGATGCCGAGCAGGACGTCGGTGTCGATGACGATCTTCATCTGCTGGGCAGCATCGTCGGACCAGATGCCCATCAGGTTGATGTCGGACTGAACCTCCATCACGTCGTCGAGGATTTCGTTGAAGTACTTGCCCTTGTCGATGGTGAGATCGACGATGTTCGAACCGGGCCGGTCGACCGTCAGATTACCGCCCACGAGGTAATCGCGGATGGTGATCGTCGGCTTGGTGCGGATGTGGACCTTGTCGCCTTGGTTCTTGATCTCACCTTCGTAGTCGGTGTTCGAGATCGCCGCCAAAACGGTCGAGGCGTAGAACTTCTCGATCAGCTTGCCCGACCAGATCTCGGGGATGAACGTGCCCGAGTATGGCGGGGTCGGCTGAACCGAACCGGTGGGGAAGATCGGCGGGGTGGTGCCAGCACCAGCCAGCGGGTAACCAGCCATGAGGATGCTCCTAGGGTCTAGCCCCTAGGGTCACCTCGAAAAAGGATCCCTAGGCGCCTGATTGCGTGGGTTGGGAATGATACGGCCTTCCCGCTGGGCCAACATGATGTCGGCGTCGAGAGCGGCGCGCTGCTGTTCGTGACCACGCCAACGGCCTGCAGCGCAGTCCGTATAGAACTTCGTGATCTGAGCAGCCGTGTAGTACTGCTTTTCGACGGGAGCACTTCCAGCCGAATGGGCTCTGCCCGGAGCGGCGAAGGTCTCCAACGACATCTGCGGCTGGGTCGGGGCGGCGGGTGGAGTGAGAGCGTCCACCGTGCGCGGGACCGGTCGCATCTGGCCGTTGGACCCTTGCGGGTTCGTAGCAGCCTCCTCTGCAAGGAAGGCTTGGAAGAAGGCGACGACACGATGGGCGTCGCCTGAGTTCCACGCCTCTTGCATCAGCGTCTTACGAATAGCACCCGAAAAAACGTCTGGCAACTTCGACCACGACACAAATCGCGGATCGTTGTTGAGGTCCGCCCAACCCGGAATGGCGGCGCTGATGGTGGCGTCCATGCGGGTCAGGAAGGCATTGCCGGTCTCCTGCTGGACGTGGCCCAGCTGACCCTTGAGGCTCTGGATCTCGTGCTGCAGCGGTGCCGCCGTGGCCTGCGCGACCCGCGACATGACGTCGACGAACTCCGGTCCGTAGTCGGCGATCTCCTGCTCGGTTAGCGCCTGCGCGGGCTGTTCCGGCGGCGGCGCCAGCGGCTGGGTGGCGCGCAGCTGGCCGTTCTCGCGCTCCATCTGGTCGAGGCGCTGGCTGAGGAGGTTGACCGCCTCGCGTGCGCGCCGCGTGTCGGCCTCGTGCCGACCGTGCAGACGCCGATAGCGCTCCTCCCAGTTGACCGGCTGACCGGGCTGTTCGTCACCCTCTTGGGGGGCCGCCGCTGACCCATTCGGAGGCGGCGGCTCTTGGGGGGCTCCATTCGGTGCGAGCGGAGGTGGAGCCTCACCATTCCCCTGAGCTTGCCCATTCTCGACAGCGGCGGCGACCGACGGCTCGGCCTCGCCATTCATCGAGCGCTGGATGAGTTCAGATCGTTTACCGGCGTCGATCACGTGCTGCGGGATCTTGACGTTGGGATCGACCGTACCGGACGCCAGCGCCGTGGTGCGGCGCAATTCGGCGACTGTGACTGGCATCGCCATCAGGATTTACCCCTATTATCGGTTTGGTTTTTAATTGACATGCACTCTTCGATCTTCTTCTTGAGTTGTTGAGAGAGCAGCGCTTTACCTTGGCTGGTAAAAATGCCATCCGGCCCAGCAGCAAGCAAGTCCGCCATCATGCGTTTTTCGAGCTTGTCGAGGGTAGCGACGAACACATCGAACTCTCGGGGCGCGGCGATCTTGAGGTCAGCCGCAGCCATGGCGACGTCGTGGAACGGGTCAGCCATTCAGAGGATCTTGGCCCCCTTGTTGCCCATGTCGATGATCGACTGGTAGTCGGTCGGCGCGTTGGCGCCCGACGGCGTCAGCTTGGCGTAGTTCTGGTAGGAGCGCTGCTGGGCAGTGCCCTTGGTCAACTCGCTTATCGCGTGGCGCGATGGCAGCAACTCGCTCTTGTGCCCCTTGCCATTGGGCTTGGGCACCTTGCCGAAGGGGTTGCCGAACTTGGTGCCCATCAGACCGGCTCGTCGGCGCCGGGACCGGCGAAACCGATACCGGGGGTGAACAGGTCGGGGTGGTCCTTGTTGGGCGCGGTGTCGTGCGTCATGCCGCCACCGAACCGCTTGGCCCCCGAACCGCCGAAGATCTTGGGGTTGGTCCCGGCCATCTCGGTCAGCTTGCCCTTGCGCGGGTTCTCGCCCATCACGTGGCTGGTCGACGTCCCGCGCCCTGCCGCCGTCGGGATGGCGGCACGGGTGAACTTGCTGAGACGCGGCGCCCGCATGTCAGCAGGCGGACTTGCCGGGTTCGCAGCGCTGCGAGCCCCTGTTGCCGAACATCTTGGTGGTGCCGCCCTCGGCGAACTTGTTGTTGTTCGTCGCCATCGCCGAGGACTGGCCGGGGGTCTGGGTGCCCGCGTGGTACTTGTTGGTGGCACCCTCGCTCGACCCGACGCCCGACTTGCCGCCCTTGGCCGTCTGGTCGCGGCGACCGCCCGAGTGTCCCTCCTGCGAGGAGCGATCCGGCACCTGCGTGCCGGTCGGCTCGAACTTGTGCATGCGGCCCGAGCCGCCGCCCAGCGTGCCCCAACCCTTCGTACCGTCAGCCATGTTGATCTCCTGCTGTCTTGAGAAGAAATGCCGCCGCGTCACGCAGGCGTTGCGGTTCGATGCCGCTGCTCACCGTCGACGCCCACTTGTCCTCGTCGTCCCAGACGATAACGATGAAGTCCCTGAAACCAACCCCGACAGCCGTCTCGGCTATCGACTGGACCTTGGCCCCCCGAACTCCGTCCTTCACCCTACACCACCTGCCACCCGAGCGGGAGTGACGTTGGTCTGCGGTCCCATGGCGCCCGAGGGCTTGGCCGGGGGCGCCTGACCCTTCGGCTTGCCCTGTCCCGGCGCACCGGGCGGTGGCGGCGGCTGCATGGCGCTACCGGGCATGCCCTGCATCATCGCCAGCTGCTTGGCCTGTTTCTCCTGCTCGTCCAGTTCTTCCTTCGAAGGCACGATGTCGTCGCCGTCCATGCCGATGCCGTGACTGACCGCGCGCAGCACATTGGCGCGGCGCTTCGGTCCCATGATCTGGAGGTCGATGGGGTTCTGGGTCAGCTGCAGGAACTCCAGCTGGCGCTGGCGCATCGTCTCGCGCTGGACCGCCACCACGACACCCTTGGGCTGGACTTCCTCCTCACCAGTTAATAGGCCGGATTGGTCGGTCATGAGCACGAGGTCGAGCAAATTTCTCAGGAGCGGCGACATGACGTCCCGGTCGATGTTGGCGCACACCGTTTGCAGGATCTTGGACGCGTTGCCCATGAGCATGGCGAGGCCCGACGCCGTGCGGCCCGCGCCTCCTCCCGGCGAATTGCCAGACAGATACTTAGGGATGGCCGATACATCGTCGGCAAGGCCATAGAACGCATTGAACACACCCAGCGCCTCGTTGGCGTTCGACTGGGGTTGGAAGAAGCTGATCGCGGGCTCGGTCGACCCGGCGATCAGCGGGTTGGTCGTGCGCCAGCGTTTCCACGGGTATAGCTCATCCGTGTTCTCACCGCCCGCAAGACGATCCTCGTTGATAACCACCTGCGGACCCGACGAGATCGAGAGGTTGTTGACCAGCGAGCGAAGCGACGCATTGGCCACCTCCTGCAGATCGGAGATGATGTCGACGATGCCGTTGCCGACCGGGGTCGACGGGATCTTCTCGAACGAGGTGAGGTAGAAGGGATGCCGACGACGCGGACTGGGCGACATCTGGACCTTGATCAGGTACTGGCCGATCAGCCAAGCCTGCACGGCGTAGTCGCGCAGCGGGTCGGGGATCTCCTCCTCTGTGAACCCATATTCAAGTAGCATCTTGCCCTGCACGTTGCCATGGAACTCCAAGGTCGTGATCAGGTTGGACATGTTGTAGACGGGGTTTTCGCGGCTCTCCAGCACCGCCCGCGTGGCGTCGGTGCTGTCCCAGTTCTCGGTCAGTCCCTGCGAGCCGTAGCTCTGCAGCACGGCACGGATGTTCTCGGTGTTGTATCCGGGCAGGCCGATCAAGTCGTTCAAGTCGGTGCGGGTCAGCCTGATCCGATGGATCAGGCGGGCATCCTCGATGCTCGACACGCCGGGGGTCCACCACAGGTCGAACGGGGAAACACGATCCCACCAGAGCCTAGGCTTGCGGGTCTGGACCGGCTTGCGCCCCTGCCACGACACGTCGAGGACCATCCTCACGGTCGGCCCCTTGATGCAGGCGAAGGGGAACACGCTGATGTCGGTGATGAACTCGGCGAGTGCTGAGTAAAAATTCCCTTCCGACAGGATCTCGTCGAGCTTTTCCTCGCTGATCACCGTCTGGTCCTTGGCGTGGACCTTGGCTGCGTCGCGGGCGCTCTCCATCAGCTGGAACACGCGGTCGCGGATCTGATCGACCTCGGGCGGCTTACCCGGCATCGCGGGCTGGGCGACCTGCTGGGTCATCGGATCGACCACCGCAGGGGCGCCCATCATCTGCGACTGGACCTCGGTCTCGACCAGCTTCTCGATGGACTGCATGATCTCAAGCGGGATCTCGGGATCGACCGGCGGCGTCAGACCCCAAGGGCGCTCGGCGCCGAGGTAGACGTCCCTGAGCAGGGACGAGGCGGCACGGCATTTCGCCGCTATCAATCTGGCGTAAACCTCCGACCCGCCGAACTTCCTGATCTCCGCCAGTTTCTGCGGGTCGTACTGGCCGTTGAAGGCCCGCAGCGCATCTAGCAACCTGTCGCTCCACCCCGCCGTAGTGTTGCGATGGCGGACCATCATGTCCCACTCGGTCCTGATGAACCCGGCAAGCCCGGTGTACTGGTTGGGGTCGGGCTGGGAGAGTTGCTGGTTCTCGCGGTGTCGCGCTTCGGCTGCGTCGATCTCGGCGTTGGAGACCGTCCGCACGAGCGGATTGCGGGGCTGGAATTGGATGACGCTCTCGGCCATGGTGGTAAAGCTACTTTTTCTGGGGTCTTTTCGCAATGTCCGAACAAGCGATGGTGCTGAACGACGTCACGGTCTCAAGGATGGCCCGCGAGGTCGCCCGTAACCTGTTCCCAGTCGACCGGATCCGCGACGCCTACAAGCTGTCGGTCGACGAGTTCGACGCCATCGTCGGCAGTCAAATGTTCCAGCAGCGCCTCGGCGAGGAGCTTGAGATCTGGAACGCCAGCACGCCGATGGCGATCAGCACGAGAATTTCAGCGAAGGCGGCGACGATGATCGAGGAGAGCATCGCCGAAGTCTACACCCTGATCCACGACCGCGCCCAGCCGATGGCCGCCAAGGTCGAAGCGCTCAAGTGGGCATCGCGCATCGCCGGGATCGGCGAGCGCGCCGAGAACGCCTCGATTGGCGACCGCGTGGTGCTCAACATCAATTTTACCGGCGCTGGTAACGGCGAGCGAAGTCTTCACATCGAGAAGGTCATCGAACCGCTTTCAGTTGAAATTAGCCCCCTAGAGGTCGCCAGCAATGGCTGACCGGCTCGTCAACTACACGCCGCCGAAGACGGTCGAGACCTTCATGCTGTCGGAGGCGTTTTTCAGGCTGATCTACGGGCCTGTTGGTTCCGGCAAGACGACCGGCATCATTTTTGAGTTGCTGAGGCGGGCCTGCGAGCAGCTGCCCGCGCCCGACGGCAAGCGCTACACCCGCTTTGCCATCGTTCGCCAGACCCTCCAGCAGATCAAGCTCACCATCCTGAAGGACGTGCTGCAGTGGATCCCGATGCTGGCCGACTGGCGTGTTTCCGAGAGCACGATCTACATCCGCATCGGCGACGTGGTATCCGAATGGATACTCATCCCCTTGGAAAATCCCGAGGACCAGCGACGCCTGCTGTCGATGAACATCACGGGCGCGTGGATCTCGGAGGCCATCGAGATCGACGCCGACCTGATCTCCGCCATCGAAGGCCGTATCGGAAGATACCCCAGCGCCGACATGGGCGGCGCGACGTGGATCGGCATCGTGGCCGACACCAACGCACCGACCGACGGATCACCGTGGGCTGACCTGATCACCAACCCGCCGCCCGACTGGGAAGTGTTCAGGCAACCGGGTGGCCTCGATCCCGATGCCGAGAACCTGAACTTCCTCCTGCAGACCGCCGAAACGCTCAAGCTCCCGATTGGCGATCCCAAGCGGATCGCGCAGGGCCGGACCTACTACGAGCGACTTTCCCGAAATCGCAACACGAGTTGGGTGACGCGCTACGTCCACGCCCTCTTGGGACCGGACCCGTCGGGCGCGGCGGTGTTCGCGGGCGCCTTCCGCCAGAGTTTCCACGTGGTCGCGTCCCTCGAACCGGTCAAAGGAAAGCCGCTGATCATCGGGCAGGATTTCGGTCGCGATCCTTGGGGCGTGGTCCTGCAGGAGGACCACCGTGGCCGTATCCTCGTACTGGAGGAGATCGAGGCCGAGGACACCGGCCTGATCAACCACTGTCGCGTCACCCTTCGTCCTAGGATGCAGCAGAGCCGCTATCTCGGCATGAGCATGGTGATCGTCGGCGATCCGGCGGGCAACCAGCGGTCGGACTACGACGAGAAGACCGCTTTCGACATCCTCAAGCACGAGGGCTTTACCGCCATCCCGGCGATGACCAACGACATCGACACGCGCCTGACGGCGGTCGAGAGCTACCTGCTCCAGCAACGCGATGGCATGGGAGCGATCTTGTTTGATAGATCGCGTTGCCCGAAACTGATCTCGGCGATGAACGGCATGTACCGCTATTCGAAGACCAACCTCGACGTCAGCCGACCGAAGCCCGACAAGAACCCATGGTCCCACGTCGCCGACGCGCTGCAGTACGGCGTGCTGGCGATGGGCGGCACACGCACGGCGATGCAGATTGCCAAGAAACTGCGGGGCCGCGCACCGGCCCGCCAGCGGGTCAGCAGCGGCGGCTGGACCTAGGCCAAGAGGAACAGGACCGCCCGCGCCTTGACCGCCTTGGTGAAGCCGTGGCCCGCGTCGGCCCGAAATACCTGCGTGTGGCCGTCGGATTTTCTACGGATGGCGATGACGATCTGGTTGTTGGCGGGGTCGAAGGCGTGCTGGATGTGGGTCGCCTCGGCGAGCGCCTGCTCGCCCAGCTGATGCTTGATCGCGGCGATCCGCATGCCGTCGAAAAGGTGACTACTGCCTTTCGGGGTCGAACTCTTTAATCTCGTCCTCGAAAACACGGACCTTGTTCTCCTTGCCGTCCAAGAAATAGCGCACGTCGTACTCGATGGTGCCGATCATGCCGAAAAAGTGCAGGTCGACGACCCTGCCGGGTACATTTTTGTCGAGCGGCTGGATGATCACGTGCGCGCCATAGGCGAACTTGGGGATCGGCCAGTTTTTCATCGCTGCGCCATCGCCTGCAGCAGATGCCCGAGCAGCAGGGTCAGGCCGAACGCGGCGCCGAGCAGAAACAGGAACCAGATCAGGTCCCAGAACGGGTTGGGATAGTCGCCGCCGATCCGCCGCCATTCGTAGCGGCGCTCACGTCTTGACATGGGGGCACTCCAGACTGTCGATGATCATGAAGATCCCCTTGCTGCCGAGATGGGTCCAAGCCGGGTCGTTGAAGGCGTGCATGGCGAACGCCGCCTTGGCGCTGTCGAGGTCGGATGCCTGCCTGCAGCACTCGGGCCACAGGATGTCCATGTCGATGGCGCGCTGGCGGGTGCGCCACCAGTCGATCACCCGCCCGAACAGTCTCATGACAGCACGAAGGTGAAGAACAGGTAGATGGTGACCGCGATCAACAGGGTCACGAGGACGATCTCGGGCCATTGGCGTTCGTGCTTGGGCATCAGTCGCCGTCTCCCATCATGCGGATGCAGCGCGCCATGATCAGGCCGAGCAGGACCGAGATGACGCACCACGCCAGAATGATCTCGCCCCAACTCACGGGTCGATGTCTTGGTTGTGGCCGACCTTGCTGTCGTTGCGCGCCTGCAACTCGTGGAAGGCGTAGAGGGGCCACGCCTTACGCAGCGCATCCTCGTAGGCGAACGTGCGGCCCTTGTCGGCGTCGAAATTGTCGGGGCTGAGGGGCGCGGACTTGCCGAGCAGCACGAAGCCGTTTTTCAGCACGAGCATGCAGACGGTGAGGACGTGCAGGTTGGGCGCTGCCGACTTGACGTGCCAGTCGATATGGTTAGCAGCACCTGCGATGGTCGCGCCGTCGATGTAGTAGACGGTCTTGATCTGGGACTTCATGTAGTCGAGGGTGATGCGCGGGTGCTTGGCGTCGGCGGAACGCTTCTCGGTGGCGTCGAGAGAGGGGGTCGGCGTCGTCATTGGTTTGTCCTCCATTTCAGGGTCTTGAACTTTACTCAGCACGCGACCGCACTCGGGGCAGTACATGTATGGCCCCATACCGCCGCCCGCCAGACCGTAGCCCGCTTCGGGCTCGATGCTCGGATGGTCTGGACAGAAAGTCATCTTCCCTCCGGTTCATCGGGTACGTTGTCATTTGACGTGTAGTTTTTACGCAGATCGCGCAGTTCCTGTTCGAGTTCCTGCACGCGTTTCTGGCTCAGGTCGAGCCGTGCGACGACCTGAGTGATAAAAGACGCCGCCCACTCCAGCCGGGTGATGGTGCCCTGCCGCATCGGCGTGTCCTCGACACGGGTGTTGAGCTTGAGCACGTTGGCGAAGTCAGCAAGCCAACCGGCATGCTCCATTTTTGCCAGCCGGTCGAAGTCCATCTTGCGGTACTTCAGCAGGTCGGGAGGTTTACCGTTCTCCATGTTATTTGGCTTGCTCCCTTCGGTCGCGCGCTGGCGGTCGCGCGCCGCCTAGAAATCTCACCGCCTGTTCGACGATGGCGGCGTCGAACGGGGGGAAATAGACCCCCCGTTTATAGGCCTTGAAGATCACGAAGAGGAGCGACCGGACGACCATTTTGTGGGCGCGGTCGGTGAACAAAAAAATCGTGATCAGCACGACCAGCACCATCAGGTTGGCGAGCAGGATCCAACCGAACAGTTCTTCGTGGTTCACGGCACCTCCTCCCAGTCGGTCGCCAGCAGGTCGGTCTGGGAACAGGTCCACGGCACGAGGTTGTAGGTACCGTCGGAGCGCGGGATGGTGAGGTAGGCGTAGGGCAGCGTCATCTTGCTGCCGAGGTCGGGCACCTGCAGGCCCAACCACATGCCCTTGTCGTTCCAGCCCTCGCGGCGGACCTTTGCGGCACGCCGCATCCGCTGGACCGCCCAGCCTATATCTCCAGCCATTTGCTTGCTCCTTTCAGTCGCGCGCGGACCCCCCGTAGGGCGGGTCCGATAATTAGGCCACGACCCCGGCCTCGGCGCGCTTGCGTCGTTCATCCTGTTTGGCGGTGTGCCAGCGGGGACTGGCCGGTTCGAGACCCAACGCCTGCTTGGTGGTCCAGCCCCTTTCCAAACGACGGTATGCCGTCAGGTACTTGACCTTTGAATGGTCGCGCACCGCCTCGGCAAGGCTCATCTGTTTACCGTCGACGGTAACCATCGGGCTGGCCGAGCGCTGGCCGTCGATCACGCGGTAGGTCTTGGCGACGAAGGCGCGGGTCGCCACCGCGATGGCGGCACGGGCACGCTCGGGATCGACGTCGACATGGAGCACGACGAAAGTGAACTCGTCGCTGTCGTGCTTTGGCAAATCCTTGATCGGCCAGTAGGCGTCGGCATCCTCGTCTTGTTGTAGCAGCATGTGGCTCATCGAGTGCGAGCGCTTCTGCAGGTTCACCGAGTAGGCGACGTAGGCAAACCGCCGCTTGCGGTTCACGAGGGCATAGATCCCCGGCTTGGCCGGGATGTTGGCGGGCTCGCGGTACATCATTTTGAAGCTCCGAGTTCGCGCATGGCGTCTTCGCGCGCAAGGTTGAGGGTTAGCAGGGCACTCTCGTTGGTCGCCACGTTCTTGGCGCGGGCGCGGTAGACGAGGTTGACGTCTTCGGGCGTGATGTTGGCGGTCGGATGGATGCCGAAGATCGAGCGCCACGGCGCGCGGTTGTTGGCAGAGGGCGCGGGCAACGCGTCGTATCCGGCAAAAGCCTGATCGAGGGTTCCGACCCCGTAGCGCTCGATGCGGCGCAGCGCGTCGATGTGGTTGGCGATGGCGGCGATATTGCCCGAGGTGGTGGTGTAGACGTCGCATGCCAAGACCCGGTCCACGAGTTCTTGGCTCCGCACCTCTCCGCCGCTGTCGCGGCTGCGAACGGTGCTCCGCATCTTGAAATAGACCGCAACGCCCCTGTCCTGCGGCTCGGGCTGGTTGGACAGGGGATCGCCACGCAAACCGGTCCGCAGGTTGGAACTCAGGACAGGATCTGTCGCATGCAAGAGGTCCAGCTGGCGTTCGAGGCGGGTGATCGCGTCGTAGACGGTGACTTTGTTGCGACCGGACTTGAACGGCGAAGTGCGCCGCCCGCCCAACGGGTTGCGCTTCCAGCCGAACGGCCACGCGAGGGGGTACTTGGAAGGGGAGGTCATTAGGCACCTTATATACCATGGATGGGGTTGTGTCAAGTGGGGGGAGGGGGGTTTTTTCCAACCCCAGATTTTCGAAGCACCTGAGCGGACCTGCCCCCCTCGCCCCCCTTGGCCATGATGGGGTGTGGGGGTGGGGGTCTCTTCGTACCATCGTCGCCCCGAATTTTTCCCAGTGGGAAAAGGCCGCGCACCATGCGTTAAGTGGTGACGCTTTAGTAAGTATAGGAAGGCGCCAATCAAGGGCTTCCTGATAGAGGATTTCCCACTGGGAAAAAATGTCATGGCCAACATCAACGCGAACAAGTTACTGCAGCAGCGCTTCGCCATCGTGGAAGCTGAAGAGGCGAAGCCCTCTTCCATACTCGGCTTCTACGACTGGCTCGCGACGCAGCCCAACATGATTGAGCACGCGAAAGAAATTTCGCAGCGGCTCGCCGACATCCGCGCCAAGGTATGGCACGCGAAGAACCCGCTCGCCCCGAAGAAGGTGGCGGAGAAGAAGTGCCCGAAGTGGCGGCCCGCCGATGCGAGCCACGCGAAGGCAATCGCGACTGTCGACAGTGTCGGCGGCTTGAAGGCCTACACTTTCCTGCGGACACTCACTGCAGCCTATCGCGACGTCGCGGCCATCGTCGCGAAGATGGTCGCGATACACGCGGAGAAGGCCGCGCTTCCTGACAACGCGTGGATTGAGAAGGCGGTAAAGGCCGCCTACAAATCCAAGACCGGCGGCGCTGGCGCTGGCGATGCGGATGGTACGGCGCGCAAGGCGAGCGTGTATCTCACGCGCGCACGCGATGCGCTGACAAAGCTCGCGAAGCATCATCCCGCAATCGCGGGCGACTACGTCGCCGCCATGCTGAAGAGCGTTGGCACGATGGACAGTCTCGCCGCGAAGAGCGAGGCGAAGGCGGAACTCACTGGCGCAGTGGCGAAGGCCGACAAGGCCGCCGCCGATGCGGAGGCGAAGGCCGCGAAGGCGAAGGCCGCCGCCGCGAAGGCGAAGGCGAAGGCCGCGAAGGCCGCCAAGTAACACAACCCACTGCGAAGCGCGCCGCCCTAGGGCGGCGCGCTTTTTCATGTCCGCGCGCTCGCTCCTTCGGGGGCGAGCGCATTTTTGTGCGCGCTTACCAGCGCAGGTAAGTTTCCCAGTGGGAAAAGCGTCAAGTGGGGGGCGAGTGGATATAGCTAATGGTAAGTGGGGGGTGAATGGATATAGTTAAGGGCGTTGCACGATAAGAAATTGGTCGGGGAGGCAGGAGGCAGGGACGAAGTTCCAAGTAAGTAATTGCTAGTGATAAAACCAAAATGTGGGCTAAGGCCTTGGCCGCGCATATGTTCTTTCGGTCGAACGACGAACGACCAGACGAGGGGCAAAGGGGGTGCGCGAGACCTAACCCATTGTAGTCTCTATGATACTTGGATTAGTATCTAATATATAGTCTCTGTTAAACCAGAGAGAGTATAAGATTAGGGAGCTAACGAGCCCTCCTCTTGACTGAAGCCCCCCACTTGAAGTGATGGGAAGTGTCCGCCTCCCGACAGAGAGATATTCTTAAAGGGGGCTAGTTTTTTGGCTATCACTTATCACTACATGGTTGGCCAACCCGATAAGACCTAAGCTACCAACCACTTAGCCTCCCCGACCAGTCTACATCGCTCTCCTATTTCTCGTGCAGTGTACGGGATTACCCAACGTATTTTCCCACTGGGAAACGACAAACCGCTTGACACCACCAACCCACACTGATAGTAGGAACCCAATGTCAAACAGAAACCAAACGTCGCGTCCTCCCAAGCCTGCCTCGCGCATGGTCAAGCGGATGTTTGATGCACATCGACACCCGAGCATAGTGGTTAGCCACTGCGCCATGCTCGCTCTTGCTGACCCATTCGACACTGGTAAGCTCAACAACCTTGCCCGCTGGCTCGACCGTGTTGAGCCCGGATGGAAGATCAAGCGCAGAGTGTTTTGGTCGGATCACTGAACTTGCGTGCCGCCTTTACCTGCGCTGGTAAGGCGCGCACGATAAGAACGCTTCGAACCCGCCCGCTTCGAAGTGGTCAACCATCAGGGCAGTAGACGTTTTCCCACTGGGAAAAGAAACACAGGAGACAAGAGTATGAGTGGTATAGCGACACCGACACCGTTGCCGACGCCTCTACCGGGGCCTGCCCCGGCACCTGCGGCAACCAATCCGCAACCCGGTCCCAACCCCAACAACGGGATCGGGGCGAACTCTCAGGCGCCGCTCGACGCGTGGTTCGATGCCTGCGAGCAGTTCGGCAAGGACATGGGGGCTGGCGACACCTCCCGTCTCGGCTGGATCATGGATCTTGCCGAGCGCGCCTCGCGCAAGATGGGTGACGGCTTCGAAGTCACCAAAGACGACATCGCGGCGGGCTACGACCGGCTGGTCAGCGCTCGTGCCAAGCGCAACGCGGCGATGCCGCGTCCGCCCAAGGACACCAACGGCAAGGACCGGGGCGTCCGCATCAGCGAGGCCAAGCGCATCGTGCATGTGGTCCAGCTGCCGCACATCAACGGCTTCGACGTGCTCAACCGCACGATGAAGGTCATGAAGGGCGACAAGACCATGCGTGGCGAGAGCGATGCCCTCGTGCTGAAGGTCGCCCGCGCCCAGTCCAAGCGTCCGCAGGTGCCCTACTCCGACGCGGAGATCTTGGTCCTGCTGTCGCCGGTCGAGCGCGACGAGAAGGACGAGGCGGACCTGCTGCAGGCCTGCGCCAACCGCATCAAGGTGGTGTGCGACAAGGTGGGTTGGAACCCGCACTCGCGTGCCGCCTTCGGCTCGCTGAACGCGCGCATCACCGAACTGGGGGGCACCTCCGCCCAGCGTCTCGCCAACGAGAAGATGAAGGAGAAGGAGGCCAAGCTGCAGGCCAAGGCCAGCAACAAGGGCAAGGTCAAGCGCAAGTAGTTCCGCTTACCAGCACCGGTAAAGGGGGCGACCGAAAGGTCGCCCCTTCTTCGTGCGTACTCACTGTCAAGTAAGATCGTCAACGCAGGGGCATAGCCCCGTAGTCAACATAAAGGAGACCCATCATGGGCTCGTTCAAACTCGACGTCGAACTGTTCTTCCTCGTGGTCCTCAGCGCCTGCCTCCTTGCGTTTGTCATGTGGCACGCGATGGGATGGTATCAGCGCAGGCAGGCCAACCGCCCGCTTCGCACGATAAGCAACCGCCACCTGCCCGCTTCGATGCTGGCCGCATCGGCGGCGTCCAACCTGTCGATCCCGCCGGGTGGCTTCGCCCTGCCGCCCAAGAAAGTCTTGGCCGAGGCCGAGATCGAACTGCACGCGGTGGTCACCTCGATCAAGTGGTGATCGCGCGACAACCCGAAAGGGGGATTTACCAGTGATGGTACTTCCCTCTCTGCCGTTGTGAACGGCACTGACGAGGGTTCTTTTCCCACTGGGAAACTCTTGACTGACAACTCAACGTCAACTACAAACCAAAGGTGATCTATGAACTTACTAACACGCATGGCTTCCGGCATCGTAATGGTGTGCGGCGGCGCTCTCATGCTGCTCGCCATCATCGGCGGGTCGCTCAATCTCACCACCTACGAGGCCAACATCTTCATCGCCGTCTCGGGCCTGACCTTGATGATGCTGGCCGTCGTCATGTGGATCTTCGAAGGCATGTGGTCATGAACTGGTGGGACGACATCCTGTCCGAGGCCATCGCTGCGTGGACGATCATCGTCATCGTCGGCAGCTTGGCCTACATCGTTTTTGCACGATAAGAACATGCCACGCGAGCGCATCATCAGGGCGGCGGGGGTCCACCCCCACCGCGACATCCTGTACAAGTTCGTCGACTGCCGCTTCGGCGGCCACACTGCGTGGCACCCGTTGTTCAAGTGGACGCAATACAACAGGGGCATGGTCTTCACCTACGACCGTGCCTGCGTACTGGAGGACGATCTCGACGGTGACCGTACCAATCCGGGCATGGAGAACGGGCGTTGGTTTGCCCATGGCCGTCGCATCTATCTCTATCCCAATCTGGTTCTTACCAGAGCCGGTAATTTTCCCGCTGCTGATCGCAGCAGGTCCATTTTCCCAGTGGGAAAAGATCATGAATAAATATCATCAGGCGGCGGGCAAATCCCCTTGCGTCCACTTCATCGGCTTCACGGTGCGCGAGTACTGGTCGGCCATGCGGGTGTGGGGCAAGGGCGACTACTGGCACGAGCGCGCAACATGGTCCTGCCTCGGCGAGATCGACGCAGGCGACACCGTCATCTTCGGATCCAACGCGTTCCCGCGTCCGAGGAAGTGGCGTAAGGGAGCGCACCATCTGCCGACACAGGAGGACTTCAATGGCAGACAATGAAAGGCAACCGAGTGGCAAGTGGGTACGCTCGTTCGGATCCCGCTACTGGGAGGGCGCGTGCACCTGCGGTTCGGGCGAAGAGGGGCATGAACTCTACGACAAGAAAGGCATCTATGCGGGCATCACCTGCAAGAAGTGCAAGAAGGAAAACACCTTTGCTGCGGGCGTCATGCCGGGGTCGCCCTACGACTACCCCGACGACATCGGACCAATCGAACCGGAGGACTACTGATGAACGACAAAATGCGCGACACCTTGCAGGTGATCTATCACGAGGTGACGACCGACGTCGACGGCATCAGCCGTGACGAGGCGTTGGCCGTGATCGGCAACGTGCGCGAACTGGCGAGACCCTATGCGCCCGTGCTGGTGCCTCCGCCCGTCGTCCTGCCGCTCAACACGGCGCTCGATACGCTGAAGGACTGGCTGCAGGGCAGGTTCGACAGGGGCAAGCGGGTGGGCATGCGACGCACCATCCCGACGACGCCGCCCAATCTGGAGGTCACCACGCCGTGCTGGACATGGATGGGTACGGTGTCGAGGGGACGATCCAACACGCCGCCTCGTCCGAAGGGCAAGCCGCCCGCCTGCGAGGCGACCAAGCACGTCCAGTCCATCGTCCTGCTCCGCAAGTACGGATGGGCCGACATGAAGGGCAACATCAAGGTCAAGCTCAACTGCGGCAATCAACTGTGCTGCAACCCCGACCATCTCGCCGCTGGCGAGCAGGTTGTAACCGTCGCCTAGTATATCGGACCCCTCCTTGCGGAGGGTCCGTTGTTACCTTTGCTGGTAAACGCCAATACCCCGCTGCCCCAAAAGGGCAGCGGGTTTTTTCGTGTTCATTTCCCAGTGGGAAAACTCATATCCGCGATCAGCGGATATAAAAACCCATAATTGACATTCGCCCCCTAGTATGCTAGGGTTCACACACAGGAGACGATCATGTTACGCATCCAAATGCCCGATCCCCGCGCCCTGTCATGGGACGAGGTGCTGGTTATCTACCGCCGCGAGCGCGGCATCACGATAAGAACCCTCAAGGGGCTGCACGAAGAGATCGCCCAAGTCGAGGCAGCGGCGCAGGACGTCGACGCACGCGAGGCCAAGGCTCCGACATGGGAGATCGAGGACATCACCGACACGATGCGTCTGGTCGCACTCAATCGGTCGCGACTGCAGGCGATGGGGCTCTATCTGCGCGACTGGTTCCTGCAGGCCATGGTGGTCCACAAGCGGTTCGACCGTGCCGAGTACGAACTGCGGCTGATGGCGCGGCGGGCGGGCATGCCGGTCGAGGTGCTGCGCCAACTGAGATCGCTCAACTTCAATCGCCACAAGCTCCACTGATGAGCAAGGGCAGGAACCGCAACCTGATCTACATACGGCGCGAGGCCGAGAAGCTGGGCGCCGTGGTGACGGGTGAACGATGGGCAAGGCGGCACGTCCGCCTGTCCATGATTAACGCCGAAGGCAAGGCCTGCGTCATGCAGATCAGCCAGAGCAACATCGACAAGTACAAGCTGAAGGGATGGGTGCGGCAGGTCCTGACCCGTCCCGAGCGGCCCGAGAATTTCCCACTGGGAAATAACGCCCGCGATCAGCGGGCAGGAAAAAGGAGGTGACTTACCAGCCAAGGTAAACTAGAAACTAATCGTCAACTACGTTCACAAACACAGGAGACAAACGTGAACCTCGATATGATTGCCAAGCGACTTCCCTACTTCCTCGATGCGGGCGTTCCGCTGGAGATTACCGGGCCTTCGGGCATCGGCAAATCCGAAGTGCTTGTTCAGGTCGTCAGCGACTTGGCCAAGCGCGACGGCCACGAGTGGGGACTGGGGCGACACTTCCTCGCCACCTACACCCCGCCCGACGTGACCGGTTATCTCTCGATGCACGAGCAGGAGATCATCGACCACCTTGGGGTTACATCGGTCCAGCCGGTCTCGATCTTCAGCCAGCCGCCATGGATGCTGGACGACAACGGCAAGCCGCTCAACTCCTTCAAGCGCGGCGTGTGCTGCGCCGAAGAGGCCGACAAGGCCAACCCCGAGGTGAAGAAGGCCTACACCCCGGTCATGCTGTCCGGTGCCATCGCGCATTGGCGGTTCCACATGGGCATCTCGCGAGTGATGCTCACCAACGACGCGTCATCGTCGCGCCAAGGCTCGACGAAGGACTTCGACTTCGCGATCAACCGCAGGACCATCCTCAAGGCCTCGACGAGCGTTCAGGGCTGGCT